TCACAATTATTAAATGTATTTCCTGAAATCTGTTTGTATGATGAATATGAAGTTAAAATTTGTACAAGAATATTCGAAATATTATTATTTTTAATTTTCACATTTAAAGTATTTAATCCACCATTTTCATCATTATAAAATACACCAAAACCATTACTAATTATTGAACTTAATTCTATATTATAACTATAATCATCTACGGAATCACAATCAACAAATAATCCTGATCCAAGAGATGTAGCATTCAAATTTTTAACAACTAAATTTACCACATATGTAAATTTAATAAAATGAACATCAGCATTCATATCTATAGAAAAATTTTCTATTGTTATATTTTCCATTGCGTCAATAATTCCGAAACTTTCACCAGATACATCATTTCCAGTAAATTTAGTTTCTAGTTCTATTGATGTAGTACTTGTTATTGTTTTAATTTTTGAACAGAAATTAATTGAAGAAATAATTATATAATCCCCAACCGTTGCGTCTGTAAAAGTTGTACCACTTCCGGTAACAGTTGCGTCTCCTTTTGTAAGTGAAACCGTTCCCGCTTCGGTGCTTAAAGTTCCATTAATGTTAAATGTAGGAGTTTCCAAAATTACACCATCTTTACTTTCCCCTATTAAAGACACACCACTTTTCCAAGTAATACTTCCAACTGCTGCGTATGTTCCATTCTTTATGAATATTGTATCTCCTTCACTTGCTGCAGTCATTGCGTCAGACAAATTCGTATAATCTCCCCCACTCGGCGCAACTATAATATCGTAAATACCACCACCGCTACTAGCCCCTATATCACTCAATACTTCCGCTCCTGTTCTGTATTTAATTAATCCGCCATCAAGTACAGCAAATTTATCATAGTCAGCCACCCCTGCTGTTTCTGGTACTGTTATAGCTGTTGTAAAAGTTGGTGAAGCTTTTGGAGCTTTTAAAGTATCAAGATTTCCTAAATCTGTTACTACTGCGTTATATTGTGAAGCGAGGGCGGTATCACCCGGACTTACATTTGAAGCTGTTATAGACATTATTTTTTGTTAGATTTATAAAAAAGGTAGTTGTTGATCCATGCGTCCCCTACTACAAAACAAGTTTTTGAAATCCATTCCTCCATTTCCTCAAAGTCTATGTTTTCTGTTTTGAGGTTTTCAAGTAGGATTTTCGCCTGAATTGAATAATTAAGTTTAGGACTATAAACGTCTCTTACTACTGGTGTTGGCTTTACTTTCTTTTTGAAAAAATTCATCATTGGGATATTGTTAAAGTATAATTAATAGTAAGTGTATCGCTTATCGTCTTTGTTACTGACGGAGATATAAGTGTTCGAGAATAAAGTATTCCACTGTCTGCTGCTGCACTGGCTAGGCTTGCTGCCCCGTCTCCATATACGCCTATTTCTTTATGAGTGTCATTTGCTTCTCCTGTATTAAAGAATATAGAGAATTGAGCGACATTGGTTGATGAACTCTTTACTGTTATAATCTTTCGTAACGTTTCGTTTCCTAGTGCTACATCTGCAAGTGCCGGAGTATCACCGTTGTCTCCTACAGCGAGATAAGTTATTTTCTGCTCTTCTGTATTATCTCCTACAAACTGTTGAGCTATAGCGCTCAAACCAACCGTCGGAATTTGGTTCACTATAACTTCACGCTGTTTTATTACTCCTGTTTTCGCATCTCGAAGAATGATTTCATACACTCCTTTTAATTTGAATGTATCATTTGTTTTTAATTTCAACTTTTTGAGTTGAGATATAAGTTGCTTTAAAAGTGTTTTCATTTTAAATTGTTATGACCATTGAAATAAATCCCACTTACCTGCATTTGAATCAGTACCCCATGTAAAGGTTGTTCCTCCAAGTGAAGCAGTGACGACTTCGGAAAGTTTTAAACTTTCGGTTACTGTAAGTAATTTGTAAATCTGTGCATTTATTTTATCTGTAACTGATTTATCGAGTAGTTTCTGAAACAATTCTACTATTCCAAATACAGTTGAGGCTGCGGAAACAGAATAATTCATATAATCCCCAGATCGAACAGATATTCCTAGACTTTGTATTAAAAAATTATCATCTATATTTCGATTTGAATCAGTTATTGTCAGTGTTTGTCCTGCGTGTAATCCATGTATCGCTGTTGTAAATGACGCACTTATAACAGGGTTCGATCTTTTATTTATTTGAGCCTGTGCAAAATCTCTAGCCTGCTCAAACGTCAAAATCGAATCATCTATTATAGGATCGCCATCGAATACACCGTCACCCCCTACAAGGGCTTTTAATGCTGTTATTGAAGAATATTCTGTCACCTCTACTATTACTGGGACGTATTCATTGTATGTAAATCTTATAAAATCTGCAGCTGAAAGAGTTGCCGTGGCAGTCGAAGCACGAACAGATTTCTCATTAAAATTACTCATATAATCGAAGTCTGTCTCATCGTCTATAAATTCTATTCCAACTGCCTCCTCCACATAACCTGCCCCTGCAATATTCACTTCTACAACAAGATTTTTAAATTTATTTCTAAGAATCCATTCTCTTGTGCTTCCATCTCCGGGTTTTGTTTCTTCAACCGTTCCTGATGATACTGCCTCACCTCCCCTCACTATCTGTCTATTGATAATCTGTGAAGCGTCTACGGAAGTATTGAGATCAAAGAAATTATTTGAGGTTTCAGTGATTGAAAAAGGCGCTGTATTATTCAATGGTGTAAAGAATTTTACATCTTTGTCGAAATCTATATACCAATAAAATTGTTTAATCTCACTCATTTTCTCCATAATATAAGATGGTTTCTTCCATGCCATATTGAAAGCTTCAAAATCGGTACTTTCTTTTACGCTTGTGAATGTGAATGAATCATCTTCATCTATTCTAATCCCATCAAATATAATATTTGCGTCTCCTGTTTCTGTTACGTTTATTTGAATATAATTGTACAAAGTCCAATCTGGTGTACCTGTTTCTGATCCTGTGGTGAGATTAATTCGCTCATAATGCCAATTTGTATCTGAGGCGGGTGTGAATGATACTTCTGTATAATCTGACGCTCCTGACCCCAACCTGATAGCTACGTCGCTTTGATTCGACGCATTAGATAGTTTGTACCAGAAAGACAAAACGCCTTCTACTGGCGCTCCTGTGTCCGCTCCCACTATATCTGATACATCACTTTGAGCCGGTGCAGCTGTAAATGTTGCTGTTCCTCCTGAATTAGTCCATGGAAATTTCCCCGCTACGTCTCCTTCTTTAAAGTTTATTATATCTACGGTTGGATTATCCCCATCATTGCTTTCAATCCATTCTAATTGAAGAGCTGCGTCGTCTTCATACTCCATGTCGTCTATAAGGTGATTTGCATTAATAAAATTCACAACAAAATCATTGATTATGTATAAAGACGTTCTGTCTTCATAGGATTCGTTTACAAGCTTCTTGTCGAAGATACGGGTGTAATCTGTACACTCGACTTGAAATCGCACGTTAGATAGCAACCATTCTTTCTGAGTTGATACTCCTGTGATAGTTCCCGCAAATATCTTGAACCCTACGTTGTCGTTTTCTGCGTGTGTTCCTGTGATTGCTGCTGATAAAGTTATAGTATTTGTTGATTCGTTTATTGAAGAAATTGTCACCCTCTCTTCATCCAACTCCCCTATTCCTAGTATCAATTCCTGATCCTCTCGAAATATATCCTGTTTCCATATTGACTCTTTCGAAGCTGTTTTATCTTTTATTATAAGTGTTGTTCCTGATACGCTTGTAATTGGCACTGCAAAATGTATGATAACCTCCTGATTTTCAGAGGGTTTGTTTTCGCTCATTTCAAAAGTGCAACCAGTAGCCCGCCTTTGTATCTCCTCCCTGATATCCAATGAATCACGCTCATAGCTTGAAGTCCGATCTGTGCCATTAATACGAAATAGGATCATACAGCTGCGGTTGATAATGAAATTCGTTTAACTATTATGTCTCCAATTTCCATTGCAAAAGCCTTTTTACCAATGAAGTTTTGTATATTTACAGTCACTCCTCCTCCTGCACCATTTGGCACTATTGTTCCACTTTGATTTGGTACAAATAATTCTGCCCCTTTCTCTCCCACCATATATGGTGACCCTTTTGCTACGTCACCTCCGCCTGCTCTTGCCTGCATTTCCTCAAAAAAGCTTCTTGATCCTGAAAGAAAATCTTTTCCTCTGTTTTTCTGTGAAAACTTTTTGAGTGATGATTCGAATTTATCTGTCTCTTTACCTGTCACAAGCCCTACAACCTTTCCTATAAGTTTTCCTATATCAGTGAGTAAAGCTACACTTGCTTCAAGCCCAGTGACAAAGATCCCTATTCTATCAGTTGTACCAACCAATGAAGCACCGAGACCAGTACCTAATAAGTTACTAAATATTCTTGTTGATTCTGTTAAAATATCCATTGAGACATCTAACTCTTCTAGTTCGAACCCTGTGTTTGACACTATATCTAATAAATTCTCCCACGCTATAATCATTCCGGGCATTAATCCCTGTATGAATGGTGTAAATACGTTATCGGTTATAAAATTAAATGCACCTTCTGCTGCTTTCCCTATACCTATGAATATGTCTTCAACAATCTGCGACCAGTCGATAAAAGTTTGTTTATTGTCGTTTATAGTATTTTTTGCTTTTGTATATTCTCTAACCACAATATCGCCCCATCTTATGACTGTATTTATAATATTAGTTATCACAGAAACCATGACCGCAAATGCAGTTCCAATGATATCAAATATCATATTTTTCCAGTCTATTAATTTGTTTCTATTCTTCTCAATCCATACCCATAAATTCAATAATTTATCTTTTATAAATTCTTGTATCTTGTCTCCAAGCCCAATGATAGCTTCCTTTGTTTCTCCATCCATTGTAGAAGCCCAATTAATAAAGAGCTTTGTTACAAAAAGAATTGGATTGTATACAGCTAATAAAATATTTATGATGTCATTTACAGATATTCCCATTCGATCTAAGACTTCTTTCATATTCTGATATGCTAGGATACCTTTGTTGATACCCTCATCTACTTGTTTTTTGATGGTTTCTTCAAATGTTCCCGTACTCCCTATAGCCTCCTTGACTGCGGGTGTATATTTTTTTATCATTTCATCTGCAAAAGTAACTGTCTTATCAATCCCCTCCTTGACTGCGGGTGTATATTTTTTTATCATTTCATCTGCAAAAGTAACTGTCTTATCAATCCCCTCCTTGACTGCGGGACTATATCTTTCAATCATTTCATTTGTAAATTTTTTAGTCTCATCTATTCCTATTCGAACTGAAGGACTATACATATCATACATTACACGGGAGAAATCCATTATTTGTCCTGAAATTAATCCTACAACGTCTTCAATAGCTGCTAAGGCAAAAGAATAAGCATTTGATACAGCAGTCGCAGTTCTCACAGCAACACCGCTTTCATTAAGATATGTTATAAAAGCAGTCAATCTTTCTACTGTTTTTTGTATTCCCGGCGCAAGCACTGCACCAATTTCAATAGCAAGACCAGAAGCGGCACTTTTTAAGAGTGTCATTGATCCTGCGAGATTATCGAGTTGTATATCTGCCATATTTTGAGCTGCCCCTTCTGAGTCCGCAATAGCTTCTGTATAATCTTCAAAACTATCAGCACCTTGAGCTAGTAACGAGTTCATCACTTTCATTGATCCTGATCCAAATATTTGAGAAATAGTTGCTTGTTGTTGTTGATCTGTAAAATCTCTCATTCCAACTTCTAATTGTTTGAGAAGTGAAGCCATTCCGACAAACTCCCCATTATTATCAAATACCTGCATTCCTAATTCTTCCATTGCTTCTTTCGCCCCTGCTGTTGGGTTTGCAAGTCTTACAAGTGATGAAGAAAATTCACGAGTAGCAATACCACCCTTTAAACCTGCATTCGCAAGAAACCCTACCATTGCCGCAGCTTCTTCAATAGTTATTCCTAATGCCGAAGCAGTTGGAGCGAGGAATTTCATCGCCTCACCCATTTCTATAATATTCGTATTTGAAGAAGTAACAGTTTTTGCCATTACATCTACAACTTTATTCATTTCAGAAGCTTCTATTCCAAAAGCAGTCAATATGTTTGAAGCTATATCCGCCGCAGTTCCTAAATCAAGAGAACCTGCCGCTGCTAAGTTCATTGTACTTGCAAGTGATTCCATTATTTCTTCTGTAGTAAACCCTGCCATTCCTAAGAATTGCATCGCATCTCCTGCCTGCTTAGCCGTGAATACAGTAGTTGCACCCATTTCTTTTGCAAGCTCTGTAAGCTTTTCGAAGTCCTCTCCTGTCGCCCCTGTTATAGCTTTCACCATAGACATTTGTTTCTCAAACGCAGCAAATTCTTTCACAGATAGAGTTGCAATAGCTGATGTTAAAGCTACAACCGCTAGAGCTGCTTTTTTTACTGCATTTGTGAATCCACTAGTTGAACTACTTATACTATCAATTCCACTTGAGGCTTCATCTTTCAACCGTACTACTACGTCCATATTATCTGCCATTGTTTTTTAGGTTATTATTCATAATAGATTTTGTACCAGATTGTTGCATTTCATGCTTCAATATCTGTAAGAAAGAATACATTTTGTGTTAATCCTGACATTTCCAATCTAAGCCGAACTTCTCTGACATCTTATAGTCAAGGTACAGTTCGGCTTCTCCCTTCTTGCCTTGAATTATTTTGAAAGCCCCTTTTAGTTTTTTTTTACTTCTTCGGTTGATTCCTTAATGATCTCACTGAATTCGTTCATTATCTTGGTTGCAACTTGTATAGATAATTTTGCAACATTTTCCTTATTTACGGGGATTTCTTTTTCGTCAGAAATAAGCTTTTTAATAATGAGCATTAGAATATCACCCATTTTGGATTTGTCTGTTTCAACTTGTGCTATAATTAGCATTTCATCGTATGACACCTGCGTTTTAATTAAAACACTATCTGTGTCTGAGAATGTGATTGTTTTGGTTTCTTCTGATACGAATAAAGACATATAAAAAAGATTAAATGATTAATAACTTGAAATTCCGTTCCTTAGAACGATACGGACTGTCTCTTTATCCCCATCTTCATCATACTGTGCTGTGAATGGGATTTCTTGGTTAAGTACATCGTCTTCTGTAAGGTCTAATCCGTATACTCCATACTTAGTTTTTGGGCAACTTATTCGAAGACTTTCTTTTTCAGTAGCGTCTCTTCCTGCTATAGTGTCTCCAAGGTTTGCTTTTGCTATAGCTGCTATAGCGAGTTCTGTTGCTCCCGTTCCACTTGCCGCTGCTCCTACTCCTGTGAGCGCGTCTATTGCTCCTGCTATAAGTGTTGCTGTATTATTTGAAGCTGTTGTCATCGCAAGCTTAACTGTGATATTTTTACCATCAAGTTCTGCTGAAAGAACATCTGAGCTATTTATTTCTACCGTTACGTTGTAGTCTTCTCCTGCTCGTCCTGCTGTTGTTGCTGTTACTGTTATCACTCCGTCTGTTCCTGAGCCAAATGCTAAGGTTGCTGCTACTGCTGAATTTGTATCTACTGCACCTCCACATACGTCAATTCGAGTTCCTATCTCTTGGTTGTTTCTAAGGTCTTCGTATTGTGAAATTGTTTCATAGAATTTATTAAAGCTTCCAGTTACTCGTACTGATTTCAAGTTAATTGCACTTGGGAATCTATCAGCAAAATCACATCCCTTTGCTGAATGTCTTACGTCAAGATCATTCACAACTTCTAGGCTATAATCTTCTGCGTTGATTGTTGAAGCATTGTCTACTGGGTTGGTTGCTTTTGTTCCTATTTGATAATCAGCACCACCAACGAATGTCATATTTTGCCCTATATTATAAGATGGTGTTCCCTTTTTAATAACCATGATATCTAAAGCGTCCACGTCAGCGCTGATTGCTGAAACTGCAAGCTCTGTTTCACTTACTATTGTTGTTACTGTACTCTCTGCTATTACTGTTGAGTGATCGTCTTTATCTAAGAATTGCACTGTATCAGAAGTTGTAAGTCCTTTTGTCTGATCTACATATACTTGAGTTGCTGCACTTGAAGCGTCGGCAGTTACTCTCGCGCTTGTGAATGATCCTTGAGCTTTAATATCAAGCCCAATCATAATTTTATTATCTGACTGTGTGAACGCTGCTTTTGCAAATCGTACTCCAAAATATCTGAATACATAATCATACCCCGCTTTCTTTACATCGAATGTATAAGGGATTATTGATTCTTGTGGTGTGAATACATGTTGATACATTGTTGAAGCTGTAAGAATTGTTGTTACTGCTTCCCCTAGAGCGCCTTCTAATAAATATCCTGCTGTTTTTGCGTCAGCAGTAATATTCACATTTCCTTCTACTGTAATTTTATCATCAACACTTCGTAGTTCTGCGTCTCTTCGTCCTGCAATAGGCTCTACAGTTTGTTGATTATATGCAGTTTGAATATTTTCATCCATTATTTCTACAAATACATCGGGATATACTGGTGTATTTGCCGTGTCTTCTTTCTTAAAAGAAAGATAACCGAGTTTTGAATAAGATGTTGAGTTTGACATTATTGTTGGTTAGATAATTTTGAAACTTTTTTTTCTTCTTTTATCGAAGGTTTTTCAGTTTTATGTACAACGGTTGCTTTCTCAACTCCTTTGCTATCAACTGTTTTTACTATTTCGTAATCTTTATTCATAAGATTTTTTTAGAATATAAAAAAACGCCATATACCTCTCGGGTATACAGCTCAATGGCTTAATATGTAAATCGGTTATATTATATCAAATAACATAGCTTATAATCAAGTATTTCTCACTCCTCTCCTCATAAAAGTGCAAACTACATTCACCTTTTTTAACAAAGAATCCTTTGTTTCTATGTTCTCTGAGCTATAATCTATCGCTATTGTTTGATTACACAAAACAGCGCCGCTCAAATCAATATACTTTCTTATCACTCCAATAATTGTTTTATCTTTTATTTCGAAATCTGTTCCAGTCTCTTGTACCCACTTAATTAATTGATTCTCCATTGTATTCTGTCCGTCTGTGTCACTGCCTCCTAGATACTTCTTCATATCAAGTACAGCTGCTATTGTTACAGAACAATTTTGTTCGTCCCTTACAGTACCACTATTTACAACTTCACTTGCGTTTGGATATACAAATATAGCCGGCATAAGGGTTCTATTTGGCACTTGTGTTTCTGGTCTATCAAAATAATAAGCTTTGAAATCTGTTCCAAAAGCTGTTTCTAATAATGAAAGTATTGTTGAGATAACTTGATCCATTCTATTTTATTAAAGGTAAAACGATATTTTTTCTTAATATTGCTATAACTTCTTTCCCTAACCTTGCTGTGATGTCGACCATTTTACGTCTTGGAAGTTTTGATCTTGAAGCACTACTTTGGTGATACTTATAATAACTGAGCTTTGATCCTATTCTCACAAGAACTTTATTTAATTGAAGTATACTAATACTTTTCTTTAATTTCCCTGTTCTCTGTAATATTCCACTACCACCATATCCCATTCGAGATTTCTGTACGATTGTTGCTGCTGACAATGGCTTCCATTTACTATTCAATGTTGCTCCCTGTGTTTCGAAGTTCTTTACATAGTTTTTCACAAGCATATCTCCCGTACTTTTTAATGCTGCCTTTGGGTTTTTTATTCTACTGCCAAATGCCTCAAGTTTTTTCTGAATTTCCTTATCCCCTGAGATAGTTACACTTACTCCCATATAGTTATATTAAAATTGGTCATTTACTGAAAATCTTGCCGATGTATCGCCCTTAGTACCGTTTCCTGATGATGTTGTATCATTTGGGGCAAAGTCCATTCTTGCTTTGTCTGCTGTTGTAAATTCAACACCATTGAAATCAAATAGTTTTACCTTCTGTTTTTGTATCCTTGCCAATTCTGCAAGAGCTAAAACCATTCGATTATATCCGTCTTTGTCTGTATCTTCCGCCTCTTTACCGTATGCTATTTGAAGAAGTCTTGCTGCTGCTATTTCTTCTGCAAGCCCTCTAATAAAAGCGTGTGATGTTGGGGCTACTGTTGCTCCTGTTGCTGTAATCCCTGTTACTATTTGAGGGTCTGTTGATGTTATTACTACTTGAGTTTTATCTCCTGTTCCATTTGATACAATTCTTACTACTTCGTCATCTTCGATCTCATCTACTTGAAAAGTTGCAGTTCCGTCATCAATAATTGCATTCCTGAATAAATCCGCTGCTTGTCCTGCCGTTAGAGCGTTTGTAATTGTAATTGTGTAATCATGTCCATCTATACTAATTGTCATCGTTCCTGTGGCGTCTCCTTCTCCTGAGAAGGTAATCACGTTCTCATAGAACACAGGCAAAGGTAATTGATACACATCTGAAATCATCCCATCAATAATAGACTGTGCATATTGCAGTTTGTTCATTACTGTTGCGTCGGTTATATTCTCGTTTTCTTCAATTCCCGCCACCAGTTTAGTATTTGTAATTGATCCGTATATCATGTTTTTTTATTACTAATTATTAAAATAATTGAAGCATATCGCCTCCACCTCCTACTGATACTGTTTCACCAGTACCATATAAACTCATAGCATCACCAGATAAAAATGTATAAGTTTCTGTGCTTGATGTTCCATCAGTATTAAGTACATAGTACGCACCACTACCTCCTGAACCATCCCTTTCTACAGATCCAGCTGTTGCATATATTCCTATAAATTGACCAGATGAAATAGTTAAATCTAAGTCTGTAAAGGTTTGTTTTGACCCTGCTGTTACTGATCCTATTGCTTCTGAATCAGTAGCAGTAAATGAACCATCTCCATTATCAGTAAATATCGCTACTTTTGCATTTGCTAAATTAGTATTAGCCCATATTTCCACTGTATCTATTTTCCCATTCCCATTAGAAGGATTATAATCTATTATTGTAGTTGAATACACATTAAAAGTTAAACTTCTATTTTCAGCTGCTGATCCTACGTCTATATCTGCCATATTGAAATTGTTATTTTATAAATTATGCCTCTGTAATATCAGCCACACATCCCCATTTGCTAGTGACAGTATCATATATAAATCCTGTCGTTTGTACTTTACTTATTGTTGTTGTTGTTGGTAGTGCTACTCCCTTTGCTTCAAAATCTGATCCCCATGCTATTGCTCTTGCAGTTCCATCGTCTTTTATTCTTATTATAAGCTTCTGAAAGTTTGTAGGTGTACCAGTTACATTGACGTCTGTGATTGCTGCGTCCTGAGCTGTAATTGTTACTGCGTCATAAGAGTCTGAGTTTATGTCTGGTGTTGCGTCAGTGGTAAATGTCAAAACCCTTTCTCTTATTCTTGTTCCTATTAAAGTTTGACCTATTCTTCCTGCCAATAAAGCATATTGTTGATGGTCGTCGTCCACTAAGCCCGCTAGAGAACCATGATCGCTTGCTACTACTCCATTTGATAATGCAGTCGCTCTCCAATCAACATAGTTGTCTCCTGAGTCTGTTTGTACTATTTTTGCGTTCACATCGTTTGCGTATGTATCTTTTGTTTGATATATAATTGTAGCTATTGGTTTCATTTCTTTTGATGGAAGTGATCCTAGCACTAAACTATTCATTTCTGTTTCTGCTCCCGCTCTAGCGAGTGCAGCGGTTGTATATTCTGCCTGACCTACTATACTTACAGGGTTTCCATCTGTAATATTAGTTCCAAATATATGTAGTAATACAAATTTCCCGTCAGTAACCTCGGTGAGTGTTCCTGAATTATCATAAGCTAGACGTGTTGCGCTAGTACCGCCAGAAGTAATACATTTAAAGCCTGTTTGTGTTGTCCACCTCCAATTCGAACCGTCTCTATAAAATATAGTATTCCCTGTTGCTTTTACTATGGTATTTGTATCTGTTTCGAGGTCTTCATCCCATAAAACACCAGAAGCAATGCTGAATTGTGCGTCTTCATTGTCAGTTCCATCACTTATAACAAAATCACCAAGAGCGAGACCACTTTCGTAAGCCATCCCACGTGTTTTGTGTAAATATAGGTGAGTAATTGGTGACATACTAATTCCATGTCTTTCATTGA